GTTCTTATCACAAGCTAAAAATTAAGCACGTTTGAAGTCAAAACGTACAAATTTTACAACACCAATTTTTAATTAATAAAATCAGCTTATTATATATCTGTAATATTGTTTATTTCCGAAACTTTACATATTTTTCCGAAACTACGAAAGTTACAGGGCTGTAATAATGCCATAAAATAGGGCATAAAGACATTCGGATTCTTCAAAATGTCTATTACGCCCCGAATATGGAAGAAGTTGCTGAACTTCTAGATTAAGGCAGAGCATCAGGGAATGGGTCGTCTGTAATCCAAGAGATTACAGGCATACGCATATAGTCCATATCCGCCGTTGGCACTTTATCCCTGAATCTCAACTCGATATAAGCTCTATCACCTATACTAGCAACATACACAGTAGCAATCTCATCACCGTCATCGCTATAGAATGGGAGCATAACAGGGATACTAGTGCGAAAGCCGAATGGTATTTTGTTATTAGGTAGAATATCCATTCTTTTTGCGTGGTTTTTTCGTGTAAATTTAGAATTACTGCTCCCGTAAAAGGAGATGGTGTCCCAACGACCTTTACTGAAAGAACACTCAACTGTATTGTTCACTCGTCTTAGGGTTATACTTCCCTCTTTAATATTCACACTATCTCTACTCATTCGTCTAGAGCCAGTGTCGCCAGAAATAACAACCCATTTATTATTCTGCTTCTGCCACAAGTACGCCCCAACGCCTGCACCGTTTGTTGAATTATAAATGGTTCCGTTTGGCTCGTTACCTTTAATCTTATTTGCAACGCCATTTAATACGTCGCCTGTTGTGTCAGGTTTATCTGGTCGGCCATTTCCAGTGATTATCGTTGAATCGCTGGATTGGCTACCCCCACCATCTGCCGGAATTTTCTTTTCTATTCGCTTAATTTCACTGCCGACAAATTCAGCGAATTCAGTTACGCCAGTTTGAAATGTCATTATTTATTGTAACCTCTGTTATATGCGTCTTTTAGATTCACATTATCTAGAGTAGTGAATTTCTGACTGAGTGTAGTTAATGCCTCGTTAGCTTGTGAGATTTTTTGAATGAGTTTATTCAATCCATCTTCGCCTGTTTTCATACCATTTAACGCTTCGGCTAATTCTTTGATAGTGTCTAGCTCTGTCGCAACATTACCGCCCAAGATTTCGCTTTTCGCATCGGTTTTCGCTTGATTAACTAACTCAATAATCTTTTTCGCTGATAATGTTGACGTTTCATTTGTCGCACTGTCATTAATGCCTGATGCGCCGCTTGATAATTCATTAAGTCTTTGTCCGAATTCAATCATCGCAGCAACGATTGAATCTTTATGCGTTGTCGGTAAGCTCTCAAGATTTCCGATTGCGGTTTTGATTTTCTTATTTTCTTGGCCTAAGTACTCAGCGAACTCTGTTAAAACTGTGGTAATTTCTGGTCTTGCCATACTATAAGGCTCCTATTTTGTAGAATGTGATTAAATCTGATAATGATGGGACTTTTTGAGTATCGCCAATTTCTTTTATTAGCCGGACTTTTACTTTGATTTTTGGCTTTGTCCGCTTAACTAGCTTAATGATCACTCAGCCTCCGTTACGTCATGAATAAGTGTAAATCCACCACCAGCAAGCGTTTGAACCAAGCCTTGCTGACTAGTGCATTGTAAATCCCAGGTAGCAAATTCCCATTTTGCTCCTTGTGTTTTATCGTGTGAGATAGAAACGGTCACAATATTTTGATTAACAGTTATCTCACCTGTTTCAGTTGATAATTTAATCAATTCACCTTTCTTTGGTTTGATCCACATATCAAAACGAGAGCCAGTTAAATCTGATTGAGATTCATCATCTTCTAGCAGTTCGAAAGACCATCCATCATCATCGCCACGCACTGTTTCTAGTTCGATATTTTCCATATTCTCTCCAATAAAAAACCGCACTTTAAAAGTGCGGTTGTTTTGTTGTTTACTGCTCTACTTTTCCACCGGCAAACATATATGGGTTTACATAGCCTATATATGTTTCAGGGCTAAAATCTTCTGGTTGAGCCTTAACTAGCTCACCTAAAGCCCATTCATAAGGGATTTTTTCCCAACCTGGCACCGCTTGGATAGTAAAAGTATTTACAGATAAGGATTCTTTGCCTTCATCCTTTTTAGCTTTTGATACATAAGATGCAATAGTGACAAATGTACTATTATTGATATAGTCAACTTGCAAGCCTGTGACTGCATGATGTTCTGACATGGCACCAGTACGAATATCTTCGATTTGTTTTGTGATGAATTTCATTTTTTTACTCCTTATTGAGACATTGTTGTTGTGTTTGATACTGCATATGCTGTAACGCAGATTTTTGGGGCGCCACCGCCAACATCAAAAAACTCTGGCGGTGTATTTTCTCCGTGGTGCGTATATAAATATCTGTGTGATTGATTAGCCTCAACTGTGAATGTTTTATGTGAATTTACGATAAAGAAAATTCTCTTGACAGGTGCGGCGGATACATTTATCCACGCTTGATAAAAATCAATAGTTTTATAAACCCTAGCAATAAACACCTCACACAAATTACCACCAACCAACTGATTGACTTCAAGCGTTCCAGTAAATTTACCAGTTACTGCTTCCAGTCTTGCGCCTTTGATTACGCCACCTTCGACAATTGCACCTTTTACTGTCCCGCCGCTTACCACTGCACCATTAACCGTTCCACCATTAACTGTTGCACCATTAACGGTGTTACCAGTAATGACACCACCAGTTATTCTTGGCGCTCTAATCTCCTGATTAGCCTGTATATGGTCGCCACGGATTGTGTTTGCAATGATACTGCCACCGTGAACCTGAGTTACTCCAGCATTTTGCCAAGGACTTGGTTCGGTCGTATGCTCGGTACACTCTTCAAGCATTGGGCGGGCGACATAAAAGTCTGCTGCAGTAACATTTTTAGCGTACAAATGCACCCTAAAAACAAACAGCACTTTGCCTGTATCCGGAGCTTTAAATTTAACAAAAACTCGCTTGGTATCTTGTGCTACACCTCGCTCAAAGTAGCCACTTGGCGCATCAAGATAATTAGAGGGTTTGTTATGTACGTTACCTGCACCAACGTAAGCTGATGCGACAACGCCTTGATAACTTTGCTCATTCGCAGAATGCTTCTCAACAATTACTTGTCCGCCACAATTCCAGCCACCAACATAAGCAGAAAAAATGTACCACTTATCTTTAACAACACTTTGAAATCCTCGTACGACATCAACCCATGGCTGTCTGTCTGCTGCGATGTTGAATTGTTCGACTGTTCCACTTATTCCAAGCCAGCGCCAACGTTCTTTTTCTAGTCCTTTCGGCGTGTAATTGTTATCGTTTTGGATTCGTTGTTCTACCCAAGTATTTGGGCAGTTATTCCAATCACCGCCTTTAGCGTTTGCATCACGCCAGCCGTAACCGTCATTGTCAAATAGTGGATTCATCAACAGATTTCCACCACCACTAGATGACAACTTATCTCTCGTCACCGACCCAGCTACTACCAAATCACCACGAATACCTACTTGCCCATTTGCAACAGAAAACACTGGTTTTACATTACCGTCATTCGCATTTGCCACAATCCCGAATTTATCAGCCATAACAATGACCGAGCTTTCTTCTTGATTTGCACCAAGTGCGATACCGGCAACAGCAGTCCGTCCACCAGCAATAGCTTGCGTTTTGATTGTGTGCATCGAACTAACTTTGCCATTAAGTCCGGCAACAACACTGCTCACCTGCGATACTGTTGATTCTGCATTTCCAACTTTAGCAGTTAAAGCGTTAATTTGTTGTGCATTTGCTTTATCACTTTCCGCTTGAGCTTGTCTTACTGCAGTAATGCCTGATAAAGCTGATTCTGCCTTAGCTGTCACGGTTTTAATTGTTTCAGCTTGTGCTTGGTCTGCTTTTTCAAGATTTTTAATTGCGGTTCCTGATGATTGAGCTTGTGCAGCTATTTGAGCTAATGCACCTGCGACAGCGGTTTGTCTTGTTTTAGCTTCTTCCCCAACTGCATTATTAATATCAGCTTTAATGGAGTTTATGAGATCTTGACCAAGTTGTGACTTGGTGATTTTACCTTCTAACGCATTTAACAAGTTATCAGGATTATGATCTGCTTCACCAAATACAGCTTCGGTGAACTCACCTTTATTTCCCTGTTTATCTACTCCTCGCAAATAAAAGTAATAGCCTGTCGATAAAGGCACACCATTAATAACATAATTACTTTGAGGATATGGCAGTGTTGCCACTTTCACTGCAGTGCTTATGTCATTTGTATTGCTACGCCAAATTTCAGTGCTAAACCCAGGTGTAAATGTCTTAGGTAAATCCCAATCAAGCTCAATAGCAAACAACAAGGATTTAGTAACAAATCTAGGAATATTGAGATTAATCTCAAATGAGCGTGTTACAGGATCTGACAATTGGCCACTTTGGTTTTTAGCTCTGATTTCTGCGGTATAACTTCCGTCAGGCAATCCTTCAAATGATATTTCTGGATTTTTTAAGTTTAGATATGTTTTAAAAACCTTTCCGTTGCGATATAACCGCACTTCATAGGTTAATAACGTATCTGTTGTGGGTACTGACCAAGTTAGTTTTATACCATCGGCGCTATAAACTACATCAGCATTAGTTACTTTTGTTAGTCCATTGTGCATTGTTGATACAACAGGCACAAAACTTGCACTACCATCAACAATCGCTTCTTTTTGCGGTTCATGCTGCAGTGCGGTTATGGTATAACTCCCGTCATCGTTTTCAGTAATGCCGAGAGCACGGTAAAGCTGAGTAGATACTTGCGGTGTTTTTAATACCCAATCATCCATCACATTCAAACCAACAGGATTGGTTTCTAATGTAACAACTGATTTATTTGTATTATCTGCATTGATAATTTTGATTTTCACCAACTGCATTTCATCATTGAGATAACTTAAATAGCTATTACCAGTGATTTCTACAGGTTGATCAAGCGTTACTTTCTTGCCGCTTATCGCTACAACTCGTCCACCAAGTGTTTTGCCAGCAAAATCATTATCGGCAATTTCAATGATGTCACCTGGCAAATGCAATAATCCTTGGCGACCTACTACAAATGTAATAGTGCATTGTTCAAGACGAGATGTTTCTAATACCCATTTGCCGTATCTGTGAGCTTGCCCACGACTTGTACATCCGTAGGCTGTAATTTTCTTAACGTTATAGCCATAGCGAGCAATCATTAAATCATCTGCAACGTACTCAACCGCCTTTTGATAGAAGTTACGTTCATCGGCATATTCAACTTCCACTGCAGTGGAAATTGTCTTTCCTGCTGCGAATTGGCGAGAGAATTTACCATCAACTACATTTGATTGAGTATATAAACAAACTGGATCCGATGTTCTATCTTGGATAGCCGAAAACTGCGTTCCGTTCCACACTGCAATAGAGCGAAAAACAGAAGCCATGTCCGATAGCACGTTATAGGCATCACGCTGTTCTGTAATCCATAGATTAGATACCATTCGTGGTTCTTTGCCACCATATCCATCATCGACTAATTCATCACAGTATTTTGCAATTTGATAAAGCTGGAACTTATCTAATCCATATTCCCCAATTCGTTTACCTAGTCCAGCCAATGAATTAGTGACTAAGTCGTAAAAAATCCATGCAGGGTTGTCCGTCCACTCTTCTTTCCAGTCACCGCGCCAAATACCAGGTGCGTACGTTCTTGTTTCAGGATTATATGTACTTGGCACTTTCACCAATCGGCCATAAAGCAATAGATTTACATTAGGGAAATTTGGGTTATAGCGAGAATCCGTTTTAATACCAATTAGTGCCATGTTTGGGTATGACAGTTTGGTATCAATGATTTCTGTATAGCTGACCCAGTGAGTGCCATTCTGTAACCGCTGTGATTTACTATCGGCCGTTAATCTTTTGACTGTAATGGTAAATGGTTTAGGCGGTAAATTATCAATGATATAACTGCGATAAAAACGAGATGATGATTTACCACTAATATTTTTTACTGCTCTGGGGAGTCCATTGATTAAGATTTCAAGTGATACAGATGTTCCCTCTGTATCACCATTATCATTTTGAGAAAATAACGCACTTACACCACATGTGATTCTGAGACGTGTCACATCAGGATCAATGACAGTTCTTGTTACAGGGGTAACATTTTTAATTTCAGCGCCAACTGATACTTCACGCTCTGACATTTCAAAGCCTTGTAGCGGCATTTGATCCTGCGTGCCGAGTGTATATGCTATCTCTGTGTTTTTGAAATTGAAACTTGACTCATCATTATCATCAACACCGTTTGCATTTTGGATTGGCGTATTGTCAAAGTAAGTCGATTTCCATTTATTGGCTGGACCTTTGATTGGACCAAGAGAGATTAAACCAATAGCACGTAATCGTTGCGAAGAACGAAGGCTATCAGGTGCTTCATGTGGTGTGCGCGCTGAACCTTGGCTTTTACCGCCCATAAGTACCTCTTTAAAAGAAAACCGCCTATAAGCAGTGCCTATAAGCGGTTAAATTTATTAGTGATATACTGATTTACTACCTAAACATCGTCAAATGTTTCAATCCCTTGAGACACCAGTATAAGACTGGTCATCATCTTACCGTACAATAACGGAATAGGTCTCCCTTGTGGAGTTAAATTACGAAGATTGCTAAATGATGTACTTTGTTTCTTTTCACTTTCATTGACTCCACTACCCATATCTGGCGGTCTCGTTAAAAGAGATATAGCTCCTGACATAGCAAGTGATGCCCCCATTGCGCCAGCTATCATTACACCACCGGCAGACCAACCTAACGGGTTCCACCATGCAACAGCAATTAATACAACCCCAACAACGGCTTGAATTATACCTGCTGCTTTACCAGCACCAGTAATAACTGGCGTAAAATGTACGGAGGATTTATCATCAAGATCAATTATTGGATTATTTTTTAATTGCTCATTGCTTATATACTTTCTACCAATTCTGACCTTGTAATACCCTTTGCTAAGATGAGATCTTAGTCCTTGAATTTGAGTTATTAATCCACTCATTAACTCTCGAAAGTTACTTACATCAAGTTCGAATGGTTCATCGCTAAATCGTTTAAGATTGCCATGAAATGTAATTTTTGCCATTCTGAATGTCTCCAAATTGAATGCGTTGAATTAAGCCAAAAACCATCATAAGGTACACGTGCAGAGAGACGACTTTCACTATGATGAACCATCATCTGATCACCTAGATACACTCCTGCGTGATTAGCGAAACTTGCACCGACTTTAATTAAAATCACATCGCCAAGCTGCGGTTCTTCATCAAAAGGAATTTTTTCAAATCCACAACGAGCCAAGCCTTCTTCATATAAATTGGAATGCTCAAACCATTCAAATTCGTAAGTGGATTGATCGGGCAATTCAATACCGGCCAACATATAACAATCAAGAATGATATTTCGGCAATCTTGTTTATTGTTTTCAAATTTGCGACCAATCAGCGGTGAAATAGAACGGAACTGTTTAATGTCGTCATCCACCACCAGCCAAAAATCTAACTGTGTTCTAACCTGACATTCTCTGTCAGCAATGGATAAATATGGCAATCCTTTTTCAAAAGCAGAATCCGGGTGAGAATGAACCAACGCTACAATGTCACCACGTTCTTCAGCAAGAATAAAATCATCTGCCGATATTTCAAAAAAATTAACTGGATCGTGTGAGATATTTTCGCAATGGATGTAAGAAAAACCGTCTTTAAATACAACAAAGCCACAACATTCTTGTGGCTCTGTACTTTTAGCGTGTGACAGTATTTCTTTTTTTAATTTATCCGGAATAATCATGATCAATTACCATACTGAGTTGTGCTTGGAAAACCGCCAAACGGTAACACGGCATTCTCGCCAAATCTCAATTTACAACCACGGATACAATGCGAACATTTGTCTTTATTACGATCGTTCGTTGGTTTATCAAATTCATCGGCAACAGGACCACCTGTATAACCGCATTGCGGTGAACGATATTGCCAAATACAAACATCCGATGTAATCATCAACAGCGGGATTTTTGCGTTATCCGTTTCTGCAGGTGATGCCAGTTCAAAAGTAGCTTGTTTATCATCAAGGCTTTTCAATTGCTCAATGATGTAGTAACTCACTGCTTCTTGTGTAGGATCTGCCTGAGCGTTTTTGCCACCTTCAAAGTTGCGGGCATCAAGAAACTGCGCATAAACCAATCTACGAGTAACTTTACCACCAACGCCTTGTCCTAAATTAACCGCAATGCCAGTAATGATGCCATATAGGTTAGATACTGTTAATGTCGGCCGAGAACTTGGACCTTGTCCACTAATTTCAAAGCCATCTGCTTCAATTGGATAGGCTTGATACTCATTCCCCTGCCACCAAATATTGGTTCGCCCTTGGTTTAAACCGTTGTGGAATCGGTACAATTCACCTGCAGTATTAGAACCGTTAGTCGGAGTAATATGGCGTAAATCAATATCCCACAATTCAATAAGCGCACCCTGCTCTAATTCAGGCAAAAGTGCGGTCATTTTCTTAGGTAAATTTTTAGGCATTTACACTACCTCTTCGAATTCACAATTAAAGGTCGTGTAAGTTAATCCAATTTGGCGAGGGAACTTAACACAAACAACTTTAACTAACTCCCCATTTAGTGCAACGTCTTTAAAATAAAAAGCACGGACTCCACCGTGCTCTTTCATAAATTGACGAAATTCTGCTGATTGGCTATTTTTAACCTTATAGGTAACGGAATATTTTCTCAAAAGAGCATTAATTCCATCTTCCATTCGTTGCTGATAGCCATTTCCAAAATTAAGCACTTTCCGCTTTGGCTCTTCATCAACTGTATAACCAGGCTGCGGACACCAAGGCAATGTTTTTAAAGCCATCTCATCTCCTTATCCAAGCATTCCACCTGGACGACATTGTTTTCTTAACACTTCAAGTACATTTGCTTGGATTGCTAGTGCCAACTCTTTACCTTGTTCGGCTTTTTGCTCAGCAGTAACACTCTCATTTCCGTTTTTATCAATATTGATTGTTATTGATACTTCGTTATTAGTTGATGCTCCACCACCGCTAAACAATCCGTCATAACTATCAGATTTGCCACCAACATGACCGCCATTTGCAAATTTAGGGAATCGGCGTTGGTTTAAGGCATTCATAAATCCAACACCATAGTGATCAACCGTGCGGGATGTCATAACAAATTCATTGTTAGATAATCGAGCTAAGATAGAATCGCTTGTTCCAGTACCTTCTCCGACAACATGACCACCTTTAGCGAATCCTACGCTAGTGATTTGAGAGATAACATTAGCACCGGCCGCTGCAACCGTTGCCATATTTGCAAATTTTTGAGCTGGAGTAAGTGCGGTTGTATCTGCCATCGCTTGTGCGACTGCTTGAGATAGTTTCACCGTAGCTTCTGCAATTGCGAACGCTTTTGATACTGCAAACATTGCTTTATAAGCTGCAGATTGCTTACCGGCTGATTGTTCAACGACCGATGTTAAAGTTCCAAACGCACTACCAAGATCATTTAATCCATTAGCATAAAGCCCCATTTGTTCTTGAAACTGGCTATTTCTGTATTTTTCAATGATTTGCTGTTTGCGTTGTTGGAATTCTTCTTCCGTGATTAACTTTTGATCGTTAAATGCTTGGAGCTGAGCAAGCTCTTGCGTTTGTTGATTAATTAGCTCTTGTTGCGGATCATAAAGTGCGCGTAATTGATCTAATGGATTGACCGCACTTTGAGATCTGTTTTGAGCATAATCAAACTTCAATTGCAATTCAGCAGTATTAGCTTCACCACCTGTAAGCTGTCCTGCTTTTTTAAGCTCTTCAACTACCGCCAACTCATCATTTAAGTTCGCACGTAATAATTTCTCAGGCGCATACTTCCCTGCAAGCTCTAACCGTTGACGAGCAAACCGCTCAGTGATAGCTGTTTTTGCTGTTTCATATTCTTGATGAGATACAACACCTTTTTTGTTGTGCTCTTCCAAGCGTTGGAACATTCTTGTTTGTTCCAAGTCAATCTCAGCAAGACTAGAACTACTTTTCTTACGAATTTCATCATAGAAACTTAACCAGCTATCTCGAGCATTCTCACCAGATGATTTCGATTTACCACCACCTGATTTGCTGTGACTTTCTTTGATTTGAGTTTCAATTGTTGTCACTTTGGTTTCATCGGAAAACATTTTTTCCAATGTTGCTTTACCGGCTAAAATCTTGTTTAGTGTTTCAAGCGATAACCCGACAGCTTTATCTGCCGCATTAGCTGCAGTGATTGTACCTGTAGCAATACCAATCAATACTTCGTTGTATTCAGCGCCTTCCTTTCCAAGCAATTCATAAAGACCAGCCAACACATAAGCGGATTTAGCCTGACCTTGTTGTTTGAGTTTTGCAACTTCAAGCTTTTGAGCAAGAGACGTAGATTTCTCTTTCAGCTTCTCCATCGCATCTTTTAAATCTAACGTCTTATCTGCCGCTTTATTTGCACTATTAGCCGTATCATTAAAGCTTTTCGGCAAGCTAGCTATAATGTTATCTGTAGTTTCGGCTGATACACCAAGCAACTTGAATTTCTGCCGCACTTCATCAACATTTTTACCTGCTCGCAACATCTTCTCGCCAAGTGGCGAAAGCATTTTCTCAAGTGACTGTCTTGCAACATCGGCATTTTCTTTAATCACTTGGATTTTATTTTTTAAACTTTCAATTTCGGCATCATTTGCATTTCCACCAACGCTAATACCATCAAAATCTGCACCAACCTGTTTTGTCGCTATTCCCGCTTTTAATTTTTCGATTTCAGCGTAATATTTTTCTATATTTTCAAGCTGCTTAGTGATTTTAAGAGATAATGCCGCTTCGGTGATTTGATCATAAGATTCAGCTAAAGCTTGGTTAGCAACAGATGTATCTAATGCCCATTGTCGAGCTTCTGCCGCTTGTGAACTGAAAAATAATAATGATGTAGCCGCAATACCAATAACACCAGCTGGGCCACCAAGTAAAGCCATTACACTTTGCAAACCTTTTGCCGCCATCGTTGCAAGATTAGTTGCTGTAGCAAGGTTTCGTTTTGCTGTAGCTTCCGCTTCTGCAAGTGCAATAATTTGAGCAGATTGCACTTTCATTCTTTCACGCAATGCAAATCGAGTTTGTTCAGATTGAGCAAGCTGTAATTGTGCGGTCAAGCTAGACATTTCAAGTTGTGCGGCAACTCGCATTGCTGTTGCTCTTTCATAAATGCTTTTTGCTTCCGCTGTATGGGCTAAAGCATTTTTTGCGCTGATAATGCCTGATTTTGCTAACTCTGCACTGTATTGGCTAATTCTACCAACTGCTAAGGCACCAGTTAAAACAACCGCTGCAGTAATTAATTGATCAAGATTTTTCGAAACAAAATCTACACTCTCGCCAAGTTTCTGCGTGATGCCATAAGTGCGGTCAGCTTCACCGGCATATTTAATAAATGATGTTTCGAGATTGGTGTATGACATCGAGAGTGTTTTTACACGTTTCTCGAAATCACTATCCACAGATGATTTTGCTTTTTCAAGTGCAGTTATCACTTTGTTGATAGATAACTCACCATTCTTACCCATATCTTTAAGTGCGCCAACGCTAACACCTAAACCATCTGCAATAGCTTGTGCTAAAGCCGGTGTTTGTTCCATCACAGAATTAAGTTCAGCACCGCGCAACTCACCACTAGCCAAAGCTTGACCGAACTGCATTAATGCCGCTTCTGATGACGCTTGTGCGGCACCTGATAAAGCGACTGCTTTTGATACGGTTTCTGTTAGTTCTACGACTTTTTGCTGACTAATATTTAAAGTATCAGCATTTTTTGCAAAACGTTGATAGATTTGAGCGGTTGCGCCAACAGCTTGATTGGTTCGAGATGATATATCAAACACGCTTTCTGTAGCCTGAGCCATTTCTGTCTGACTATGAGTCACCAGTCTAATACGGTTCTGTAGCTCAGTGTAGCTATCCATCATTGCAATAGCTTGCTTTGACAAATCTTGCGCTCTACCTAAATTATCAAGGCGAAAACTCCATTTTGTTGTCGAATTGATGTTATTGGCGGCTTTCTCAATATTATTTAAATATTGTGTAGTGCGTTCTGAGAACTGACGTGCTTTTTCTTGAGCGCGAGAAAAATTAGCTTCAAATTGTCTAGTAAATTTTCGGGTCTGATACTCCGACTTACTCAATCCATTCTGAAATTGGACTGTATCGAGACTTAACCCAATATACAAACTACCGAGTGATGACATATTTTCTCCAGAAATAAAAAAAGCCCGCATATTGCGAGCTTTCTATACAAACACTAACTATTTAATGATGACGTACTTAACTTCGTTTTCTTTTTCAATTTGCTGCAGCACTTCATTTTCAGTTTTCTTCATAAAGAAAAACATAGCAACTTTTGCAAAAACAAAAAAGGTAATGTAAGCCAGAGAAACACCAAGTAAAATTTTTGTGGTTATGCCTGTTACAGCCAAGATAAAAATAATAGGTAACACAAAGAATAAAGCGAAAAACGCAATAACCTCTTTGCCCAACCAATGGATAAGTTTAACTTCATCTTTAAACATAACCCCTCCTTATTTACTTACCTATACTGTACAAAATACATTCATTTTAATCAATAGGGAGTAGCTAATTTTTTTAACTTTTTTACTAAACAATCAACGATTTAACAAATAAGACTCTACGCCATCATCTTCTTTATCTTCTGATGCCTTATTCTCATTGAAAAATGGCATTAAATCGTTCAATGTCGTGGCTTTCTGTTTTGGATCTTTATGAATTAACGCTAACAAATGAGCAATCTGCGCTGTGCGATAATCATCTCTCCATAAACCAAATGGCTGTTCTTGATAAAACAGCATATATTCCTGAAGATGTTTTTCAGGCATTTGTTCGATTTCTTCTAACGTTTTGCCCAACGCAAGCGATAAAGTTATTTGGAACTTGCGTCGGTCATTAAGTTTTTTGGTTCATCACCCATCAATGCTCGACTTAATTCTTCAGATACTTCATTATCTAGACTTGATAAGGCTTTCAAGTCATCTTCATTTTCAAAATCAAACAATAAATTTCCATCTTTATCACATAAGCGGAGGGCTAGATTTCGGGCTAAACGATATGGATCGTAAACTTTTCCTAATTGCTTGCCTAATTCATCAGGATCATCATAATCAAGCTCAATACCTTGTGCTTTTGCAATATCACACAATAGTTTGTGCTGGCCAAACAATCCACGGTTCACATCACCGACACTTAATGCTCTTACATAGTACTTTTCGCCAAGAATTTCAATTTCGGTTACTTTAGGTTTATGCTGCAACAATTTGTTTCTCAAATCCATTGTGTTTACCCTCTTTTATGGTTAAAATTTACTCGCAGGTAAACTTCTCCTGCAATAAAGGTTAATCTAATAATTAAAGCCAAGAGCCGATCACTCTTGGCTTTTTTTTATTTTTAAGCTACAGGTAAGTGATATTCCTGTTTTGTATGCTTAATAGTTGCACCACTTTCAAATTTACCCATAGTTTCACCAGAGTAACCATTGCCAGATTTGAAATAACCAGTGCCATACATCGTACCTTGACCATTTGGGAAAACTAAACGGAAAGGGAACTTAGATTTTGAAAAGAATTTTTTACGACATAATTTTTGCATTTCAGATGTCGGCGCGGTAAAGAACTTCATCTGAGTCTCACCGTACTCGAACTCACCAGCTTCAGTGGCTTTGCCATCATCACACATGGTAGTCACATCTTCTTCGGTCAATGTATCTTCGCTACGTTCTAAATTTCGGAGCTCGCAGAAATTATTTGACCATTTCACTAATGCCGCTTTAGCATCAGTAAATACTGTTGGTTGATCATACGCTGACCAATCAACTTCATCAGCTAATGTGATTACATCTGCCGCTACAGATTTAACTGGATAATATCCATCTAGCGCACCTAAGCCGGTAACTAAGACGCAATCACCAGTTTTGAATCCACTTGATGGAATAGTAATTGTTGCATTTGGTGTTACAGCACAAGCTGTAATTTTCTTGCCGGCATCTTCAGATGTGCCAATATAAAACCGTGTTTTTTGGAACGGTGTGGTTTTTGCTGCCATGTTTTATTCTCCATAAGCAATTTGATAAGTTATTACCCGACGATGTAATTTTGTATCGGGTTCGTAGTCACTGAAATCACTTTCTCTCTCGGCATAATCAAATGCCGTTTCAAGTGCAGTAAAAATAGCCTTTCGTAGAGCGAAAATGTCATCAGGATTTTTGCTATAAACATCAATCTGCACCGTAAAATCATCCAAATCTCCATCTTCCAACGCTGAATTTGGTGATATTGTTGGGAATTGATATACGATGACTGGATAGGCACTATTTGTTTCAGGGATCAACCCATAAAAACAACGACCTGACACCAGTGGATTTAGAGCATTAAAGAGTTTCTTTTGAATCATTTACCAGCCTCTCTAAAAATGTTATTGCGCAAATTATTAATAATTTCTCGCGATACTTGATTTTTTTTAGTTGAGAATGCTGGACGCAAAAACGGTCTGGCTTGCATTTTTGATGTTCCAAACTCTATAAATCGCCAGTAATAAGGATCGTTAGGGTTTTTAGCGCCACCTTTACCTGTTTTAACTTTAAAGTTTTCAATAGTTTTACTTCGAAGTTTTCGAACATAGATTTTAGAGCGGACATTTCCGAACTTATCAACCTTTGTACTTTCAAGTATGGCTCTTTTTAAAGTGCCACGTTTCCGATGGGGTACTTTCTCTTGTAAAGTTGGTGCATTGGCTCTTGCCTTATCCCTAATAATCACAGCACCTTTTCGCATTGAGTCAACAGAAATACGACCTTTTGTTTTCTTTCCAAGGTCATTCATTTTTTTCCCTAACTCTTTAAGACCAGTAACTTTCACAGTCAGATTAGACATTACCTGTCTCCTTACACATAAGCTGTAACGACACGTCACGCTCTTGAGTATTAAGCACGGAAAGAATTTCAAATTCTCTTTTTCCAAACTTAACCTTCATTGTGGGTTTAATGCCTTCTATATGACGTAGCCAGATTTGAGTGGTAACTTCAGACTGTACTTGCTGCGCTGAAAAATACTCTCGACCTGATAATGGTCTAACATCAGCCCAAACAGTAGCTACTCTTTTCCAGGTTTGAGTACTTGCACCGTAATCATTCACTTCATTAACTTGCCGTAACAAAGTAATTCTGTGACGTAGCTTTCCTATGTTCATCTTAATCACCTACACATCTATAAAGCGATAACGCTCAATGATGGCTTTAACAGTTGGAGGTAAATCAAAGTTTGTTACACCTTGCCCTTCATTCCATCCACCACGGTTTTCATATAGGTAAGCAATCAGCATTAATATAGCTATTTTCAAATCGCCAGTGATTTCTTGTGCATTAATCGGTTTTTCTTCGGGCAATGTATTAAAAAGCACTCTATTTGTGTGGTTCTCAACCATCGCCTTTGCTGCAACTAGATAGGCAGACAACAAATCATCTTCATCATCATTATCAATGCGACATTGCAACTTAATTTCGTCTAGTGTGATTTCCATTCATCCCCCAAATAAAAAATGCGGACATTTCTGACCGCACTTTTAACTATTTACCTGTTAATGCTTTAATTGCTGACACATCTTCGAGTACGCAGTCAAAGCGATGGAACGCTAAGAAACCTACTTGGTCGAACTCTGCGTAACGTTCCACTAAGCGACGTAATGTCATACCTGACACACGACGAATGATGAAACGGCTGAAATCACCAAAGTAAGCGAATTTCTTACCTGAACCAATATCTTCGATGCCTTGGTCAATCACATATTGATGCCCTAAGATGGTTGCAGGAGCAACGCCAGCCACATCAGGCAACCATAATGGACGTTTTTGTCCATCCACCATTTCTTTCAACGTTTTTAACGTATTGTCGTTGAAAGCAAGGCGAGTATTGCCAACATTGCGATAGGCAGGATCTACTGAGTGGATCAATGCGTTAAAATCTTGCCATGCCACTGCAGCGGCTGCCGCTTGTGTTACACCAGTAACTGCGGTTTGCAAGCCTTTAGGTTGAGCAGGTGAGCCAACGCCAGTACCTTGAATAAGATATTTAGCTTCTGCACGACCAATACGCTCTGCAATTCGACCAGATAAATACTCTTCGATATTCACACCTGAATCTTGTAGCAATTCGTTTGATACGCGGATAATTTTTGATGAGAGTTTTTTCGCACCAAGTTCAGCTGTACCAAAATCAGTATCTAATTCAGTTGCTGCAGCATTTTCACCAACTAACTCACCTTCTTCAGCAGTGCCATTTGCAGTTGCCCAAGCAATAACACGGCCGTCTGCAGTGTTAATGATTTTAGCAACGTTCGCAATACCACCAAAGGCTTTCATTTGTTCGACAATACGAGCCTGCATTTCTTTAGGTACGGTGTAACCACCTTTATTGTCCGTGCCTGCCGCTTGCGCGCGAAGTTCCGCCATCACTTGACGCTCTTCTTGACTTAATTCGCCTAAGCCGCGACGTAAGAACGAATTAAATGCTTGGGAACGTTTAACTTCTACATCAATAACTGGTTTTGATTCAGTTTCAATTTGACGTTGTTCTTCAACAAATAAAGCATCGGTTGATCGTAATGATTCTTCGCGCTCAATTTGTGATTCAACACCGCCTAATTCGGATTTCATTGCATCCCACTTAGTACGCTGTTCTTCAGTCCATGTTTTTTCGCCAATTTCATCATTCAATTGACGCATTTGAGCTGCGATATTACGACGTTTTTCTTGAAGTTCATGTAATTTAGCCATGATTTTTCCTCTTTCTTTAAATGAAAAAAGCCGCATTATTGCGGCTCGTATTGATAAAATTTACTTTTATTTAGCGTTAATTAAGCTTAAGAATCGCTCACGTGCGGCTTTTTGTGATACCGCTTTAGCAATTGTTCCTGAGTCTCGAGCTTCTTTCCACGCTTCAAGTGAGCGAGCTGTACTGCTTGCTTCTTGGTAAGCGGGATAAGTCACAGGACTGACATCATAAAGGCGTGATATTTTATGAATTTCACGGATGATTACACCATCATCATTTTCATACCATTCATCTCCATTACGTGCGATCTTAAACGCAAAAGATGATTGAGTAATATCACCACGTTTTAGCGGTGCAATAACTAAATCACGAATAGTTGGATTATCTGGTGCGATAATGTCGTATTTAAGGCCCGTTTCATCAACTGATAGACTCAACGTACCAGCTTTACTGCGTCCTAGAATGAAATTCGGGTCGTGATTAAACAACCCGCGCACATCATCTTCAAGCACATCATCAAATGCACCTGGCATAATGATTTCGCGAAAACCCCACATTACTTCAGACATAGTATTGAACACGGAACCATAACCGATAATGTGCGTAGGCTCATCATCTCGACTTTCCGCTCGCACTTCGCCTGCGTAGGAGCGCTTTTCTACATCACTCATTTGTGTTCTCCGTTTGTTTATTATTTGCTTGTTTTGCCGCATTCACGCTAACCAACATTTCATCCAGTCCTTCAACCGGATTCATATCTTCAAGCTGACGAGCTTCATTTCGCGACATCCAACCATCAGTGATAGCGGCATGGTAAAATGTTGCACGCTCTCCTGCAGTACCACGCATAATTCCAGCAAGATTAAACTTCACGAAGTAACCCGCTTTACGCTCTGCTTCAGTAAAGATTTTTCGGTTTAGTTCCTGCTCCCAATTGACCACCCATGGCATAACGCTGAATCTAATAAACTGGATTGTCTGTTCTGATATGTTGGAAAATGTCGCCTTCTCCAAATCGTTGATCATGTGGGCTGGAACATTAAAAATACCTGCAATCTCGGAACGATTCAGTTTCATCATTGAAAGCAGTTCAGTATCGACTGGTGATACGGTCAAAGCCTTATAATCAAGCTCAGCAGGAAGTAATATTGTTTTATTTTCTTCACTTCTCAGCTTTTCTTGTGCGGTTTGCCACATCTTTTTAAAGTTTTCCCACGCATTGCTATTCAGTGGTGTCTTAACAGACAGAATACCTGCAGGACGAGCATTTCCACCAAAGAAACCGCTAGCAAATTTGCGAGCATCCAAACCCAAACCAATCGTCTCAGCATGAGTTTGAATAACTGATTTCCCTGTTTTTATTGACGGTCCAAGTGACTTGATGTGTAAAACATCATCCGGAGATAGGCTCATTGTCTTATCGTCACCGTAGTAAGCATAAACATAGCGACTTCCGTTTTTAAGCAACTGCACTTTCCATGGCTCTAATGATTCAAGCGAGACAACTCCACCGTTTTTATCACGAACAATATGGATATAAGCATTTCCGTACAACAAAACCGAACTTTGTGCATATTCGCGTAATTTGTACGATGTCTGCCAAGCGTTAGGGCTATCATGTAAAAGGTAATATGCTGGATGATCTTTTACTGTTTCTACTTTATCACCGCTCTTACACTTAACGTGCAGTGGTAATTGTGCGACAGAACTCGATAACACATAAACGCAAGCATAAACAGCAGATAACTTCATTGCCAAATCAGGACTAACCGATTTAGTCGGCTGCATTCCGAATATTTCTTCGTAAGCTGATTCAGCACTTAATGGCACCGCTGGATTCTCCAGTGAACGAGTGCTAAATAATTTATCAAAAATCATTGTTTACCTCTCGATGCCAAAATAGTTAAAAGCAGTAATAATGCCCCACTACCAATTAATGCAATATCTGCCCCATATTTGAGATACACTCCATAAGACATCAAGCCAAAGCCTGTTAGACCTAAAAGATCTAAAATGACAGTTCTCATAGTTCTAATACCTCATTCGGGAAAAAGTTTTCATCATCAGTGCTCAACATAATGCGACCTATTGCCATCATTAGAGCCACCGCTCCGTCTATTTTGTTTTCAGGAATTTCTTTAATTGGACGCACGACATCATCATTCCCTGGAACTGTCTTACCAACCACATTACCGATACACCAGGTCATAATTGGATTCCCGTCATGATGGAAACGACCTGATTCAATTGCCGCTTCCAATTCTTTCATTGGGTCGGATAAATTAGTGTAATTTTGTGTAATGGTTATAGGGTTAAGCCCTTCATCAGCTAAGTTATGGCTGATTGCTATCGCTCCATGCGGGTCAATTGCAACACAGGAAACTCTATGTTCTTGATTGGTATCTTTGATGACTTCTTCGATTTCTCGATAATCAACTTCCGCACCATCTGTTGCAGTTAAATGCCCACTGTTTACCCATTTTTGATATTTATCCACCACTCGTTTTAGAGCGGTATCAGTGTTATAGATAGTATCTTCCGGAACGAAGAATTCTGGAGCAATACAATAATAATGCCGCTTACCATCAATAACCCGAGCAAACACTTTAACAAGCGAGTTCATATCAAGCTTACGCGCCATATCAAGGCCAAGCACAACATCATCACCTTGGAAATCTTCAAGTGATAATGTTTCATCCTTGCAGTTTTCCCAGCTCACCATGTTGAAATAGCTTTCTTTAGCCGATACCCATACATTCAAGTGTTTAGTTTTGAAAGTATTGGTCAGACGTGCATTATTAATTGCCTTGTTTTGCTGACTAATTAGGTAATCGCCATACACTGACACATCAAAGTTTGGATTTGCTTTGCGTAATACGCTTTCATCCGTCCAATCATCATCTTCATCAATTGTATAAATGATCCCAAATAGTTCATCATTCGGAATTGCGCCAGATAGCTTTTCGATCACTTCTCTGCGCTTGTCATAACAAGGACCTTCGATGTTGTACCCTGCAGTCGTAATGATAAACATGAGCGGTTGTTTACGCGCCCCCATACCAGTCAACATTGTGGTATATAGCTCATCATTCTTATGCTCATGGTATTCATCCACTATCGCACAACTAGGCGATGCACCATCACCAGGCGAACCGATAAGCGGCTCAAACCGAGAGCCGTCAGCGGGTCTATTTAAGTTTGACGCATTTACTTCGATACCGAAAGTCGAGCAAAGCAGATCGGTTTTCTTACACATCAATCGAGCAGGACGGAATACTTCCCACGCTTGTTTTTCCGTGGTTGCACCTGAATAGACTTCCGCACCAAACTCATTATCCATGCAGAACATATACAAGCCGACACCTGCAGAAATAGCTGATTTACCGTTTTTGCGGGGTACTTCAACATAAACTTCACGGTAACGACGCAGATTGTCGCTTTTACGCAACCACCCGAAAGTATTTGCCATAATGAAGAGTTGCCACGGTTCAAGCGTGATATTTTGGCGTTTCGACGCCCACTCGCCTTTTGTGTGTGGCAGATATTGAATGAATTTGCACGCTTTTTCGGCCTTAACTTCATCAAAATAATAAGGAAATTTAACCGCACTTTGATTTTCTAAATCATCAATGAACTGCTGACAGGTTTTTACAATAAATCGGCACGCGGGAATTTTGCCAGCAATAACATCTTTGGCATACTTAATTGCCTTTTTTACATTATCTGTCATTGCATTAACTCCGCGAATGGATTGTGATTTTGCTCATCTACCTTACCTATCAATCGTTGTCGACTGCTTGGGTCAAGTCCGAGCAACGCTCCGAATGTAGTCATCTGTTTCAACGCTTCATTCAAAACAGTAAAAGCAGGATTTTTTGATAATCCACCATTCCCGTTCTCAACAAACGTGCCGTATTTTTCAACATCTTTACAAGCACGATTACGATTCTGATATGCAATGCAATAGTTTGTCACCACTTCAAGATCGGTTTGGAGCAGAACTCCTTGGGATAGTAATTCTTTTAGAATAAAGGCCCACATTTTTTTACCGTCAGTATTAAGCTGAGATGGCGGTGGGGTGTTTTCGTTAAACGGACTGAACTCAGGCTCGTCTTTATTTAATTTTCTTTTACCGGGGTTGCCGCGACGCTCTTTCACTTTCGTCGGAGTGGGCTTTCTTCCTCGCCCCGGCGTTGTTGCTATTCCTGTCATTTGGCGTTTACCCTAAATTTTTAATTTCGCGGTTGTAAAAATAGAGTTAGGTGGGCGGTTTCGATAGGCAAAACCTATAGAGATTTTACCACCCCCCTACCCTTACAAAAACAACCGCACTTTAAACACTATTTCAAGCGTTCTCGCGCTGTTTTGAATTTATGGCATGAATCACACAGACTTTGGAGATTAGTTAGGTCATCACTACCACCGTGAGCCTTAGGAGTTATATGGTCAACAGTTGTAGCTGTTACAAACAGACCTTGCTTTAAACATTCTTGGCACAAGTAGTTATCGCGAACTAACACGACAGCTCTTATTTTTCTCCATTGAGCTCCATAACCACGCTGAGACGATGTCTTTCCATTCTGATGTCTTTGCCAACCACAACCTTGATGTTCATCACAATAACCATTGCTGTTGATTGTTGTATTCTTACAGCCTTGCTTTCTACATGCTTTAGGTATTCTTGCTGGCATAGTTCCCACCAAAATAAAAAAGGCGAGTATTGTCACTCACCTTTTATTTACTTAACTTCTCTGTTTGCCACTCCCGAATTTTATCAATACGGTTTAAGCACATATCACGTTCACGTTTTAGGATCACCGCGTACTTTGTCACATCACCATAAGTATCACCAGCAAATACCGTCTTATCTAAATGAGCGGTCAACGCTGCAGGTAATTGAGAACAACTCACTACAACTGGTTTACTGGCGCAAGAACTCAATAACATTGCTAGGAGCACTAGTATTAAAAGCACTGCTAGCTTTAACTTGTTTCGGTATAGATTTGATAACTGCATCTGATTTACTCCTTGCATCTGACTCTACCTGACTTAGCTCAAATGTGAGCTGTCTATTTCGCTCAGCATCTTCTTCTAATCGAGTGATCGTTTGACTTTGTGCAGCAATTGTTTCTTGGTGTGTTTTAATCTTTCCATTCAACCCATCAATAGTTGCAGACTGATGATGAATCCAACCACACAATGCAAGAATTACAAACGCAGAAACAACGGAGCACACCAATAAAACCTTTGTGAATCCGTTACTGATATATTGCCCGATACCAATCATGTTAAACCCCATAATAAATAGCGGTGCGGTTTAGGCTCTTTTGTTTACGCTTTCGCCATCTGATTTAATAGCTCCCATAACCGCACCGGCTAACCTTTACTTATGTAAATCAGATAAACATAATGCCTTTTCTTTTTCTCTACGTGAAACTAAGCCGGGTAAAACTTTTCCACCAGCTTTATTCCACCTTGGATATTCATTACAAGCTAACTCATACTTGCCTGAATTAAGGTATTTAAATAAGGTTGATTTTCGAACTGCACCACAACCAACGTTAAAAGTAATAGATACTGCAGAATCAAATACAGACTGTGGCAAAGCTCGCCCATTTCCATAAGCCAATACACATTTCTCAGCCACTTGAATGTCATTCTTCCAGCGCTCTGCAATTTCTAAATCTGTATAACGATGTTTAGGATCTATTGGTAAGCCGCTGTATTCAGTTGATCCAATGCCAACAGTTAATACATCGGCAGGACATTTATAAGGATCACGTCTGCACCCTTCAGCATTACCAATGATTTCAGCCCCAGCAGGACTAAGAATGAGCTCATCACCATAAGCGCTGTACATTGTTAGGATGATGGCTGATACTCCGCATATACTTCCTGCAAGCCCTAATCCAGCTCTAGTCTTTGCTAACTTCATCTCTAAGCCCTCTTTTTAAAGCCTGAACCTTTAAGGCATGCAATTCTTCTTCGCGTTCTTCTGCTCTTCTTGCCGCTCTGCCTTCGTAGCATTTTGAATAAGCATTAACTAGTGCGGTAACAATACCGATCACCAAACTTAATATCATTAAATTGTTTTGGTCACTGAGCCAAGCAAGAACACCGGAAAAGCCTGACCAAAAATATGTTTGATTCCCTGCGTCTTTAAACATTCTCATACTCCACCTCGCAATTGCGGGGCAATAAAAAACCCCCGATGGAGAACCATCAGGGGTTTAAAAATCAATTCTGCGTTTGTAACGTGCAAAAAACGCACTATAGCTTATATGATACACATTTAGTCTAGACTGTCAAGCGGTTTTATTAAAAAAATTTTAAATATTTTAAACAACCCAAATACACTCACTCCCACCACTCACAATCATTAACAATAAAGACGTTTTTACGGTTTTTAGTCGGTTGAAATATTCCGCTTTTGAAATCCGTAGATAAGTTAATATTTCTTGTTTTTCCCAGCGCTTAATGTAGGTCAACACAAACACATCATAAAGCTCAGGTGTTAGTTTGCGTATAATGCCAAGATACCCATCAATTTTTAAACCAAGGTCATCAGAGATAGAATTAATGCGATATTTATGAGCGTAACGTGCTTCACATTTCATTTCTGCAAATCCAGCGGCAACACGTGGAAATTCTGTTTCATGTCTTGGTGTTGCCCAATAACCGAACTCAACAACAATTACATCAATATCTAACATACTATCTCCTTAATCGACACTAAAACCTTTCCACCCTTGACTACACATTTGCGTACAATTCGCAAATCATCAATAACACTATCGTCCACCAACACGCCCGCTTTCACTAACGCGTCTAATAATGATTTAAAAAGATTATCCAAATCACGCATTCTTCTATCCGGCATAAATGCTTCCACCACCACTGCAGCACGAATACCCGCTGGAAATCTTGCTGAGCGTCTAGTCATCCACGCAACCTGTGCAGCATAAGCACGTCCTTTCGCGCTAATTAATGTTTTCCCATTTACTCTGCGCCAGTAAGTATTAACCGAAGGTGGGAATGGTAGTTCAAGTGTTATCGTTGTCATAGAAATCTCGCTTTAAAAAAGAGCGCACTTTTGATTGTTAAACCATTAATCAATCACTAATGCACCAATCTTGATGGAGTATAAAAAGAACTTATGCCAAAGCTCTATTTGTGAACCATACTTTTCTTCAAATGCTTTTACGTTTTGATGTAATTCATTGTGATGAATTCGGCAAAGCGGAATACAATCCAAATCATCTGCTTTACTTCCCATCACACCATTACCATGACCAATTAAATGATGTGGATCATCTGCTTGTTTACCACAACACACACAAGGCTGAGTTTTTACCCAACGTAACCATTTTTCAGAACGGATATATTGTGGCTTTGGTCTTGCCATATATTGAAGTGGAGGATCATCATCAGCTTTTAAATTTAAAATAGCTTTATCTAAACGGTCCATGTGATAAATAAGAGGATCTTCAAAACGAGTAGAACTTTCTTTATTGTCTCGTTCGTAATTTTTAACACTAAAAACCTTTCTTAATAACACATCACTTAATAAACGTTGAAGTCCATTCTTAAAACAATACAGTACTAAATCTGATTCCGTTAAAGGGCGGGCATGCTTTAAATCCACTTGGATTTTTGCAATGATTGCTTGCTCTATATTTTGTTCCACCACCAACGATGCTTTTTCTGCATC